TGAGAGTATTGAGACATCAGCGCCCATGTAGATATTATTGCTGATGTTGTAGGCCAAGTCCCGGACGATACCTGAGCGCTGGACAAAGAGCACATCAGGCCCAATGACAACGGGAGGGACATCGCTGGCTCCATAGTAAGCCTGTGGCGTCGCCGTGGCGTTGATCGGCGTCACAGCATTCGATGAGCCAAATGCACCCGAGCTAAGTAGCCACGTACCCTTGGCGGTGAGGATGAGCAATCCTCCGGGCATAGGCACCATGGACTTAATGGCATTGACCTGCAATGAGACCAAGGTGCCAGTGATGGCGTCATCTTCTTGAGGTGGATCTGACACGTTGAAATTGGTGTAGAATCCGGGCTGTGACCCCCAAAATGTTTGGGGAAACTGGTTTGACCCGCCGAAATATAGACGCTGTTGAAAGAAGCAAACGGTTTGTGGGTTGTTGCCACCGGCGAATGGGTTCTGAACAATAGGCGGCGTTGTGACGTAGTCAGGGACAATGTTAGTGTCATCGAGCGTAGTCCCAGTAGAGTTGCCGATGAAGCCATAGGCCGCACCGACGGGGACGACGCCAGAGTAGCTAGGCTCGGCTTTGTATACGTTGTAGCTGGAGGCGCCAGCAACGGCTGCCCACGTCACCCGGATGGTACCAGCGGTGGTGCCGATGTTGACCGAGACACAGTTAGCCTGTGGAGAAGCGATCCCCTCCTGACCCTGCGCGTCAACGGCAGTGACCCGATAGGCGAAGTTCACCGTCCCACCCGCCGATGGCGTAGCCGTCACGGTAGCCGGTGAGCCGACGGTTGTGCCAAACGTCATCGGCGCAAAAGCCCAGCTCGTCGGGCCAGTAAAGGTGAGGGTCTGAGGTGGGTAATTTGGGTGGACGAGGTACATCACGTTGGCGATCTGCACGTATTTCACTAACGGCAGGTCCGCCACAGCATAAGGCGAGGCAAACTTGTACAGCCGCCCAACCACCCCGCCGGTGGTATAGGCTGGATAGGCGAGGGTGTTGATCCCAGCGCCGGTTTGGGTATTGGCGATGGTGAAGTTGTTGCCGCTGACGCTGGACACTTGATACACCCGGCCATTGAGTGCCGTCATCCCGGCAATGCCGTTGATGAAGACCCAATCGCCGACGGCGAAGTTGTGCCCTATAGCAGTGATCTGACACGGGTTGGAGTTGGTAGCGCCGGTGATGGTGAAGCTGCTCTCCAGCACCGACGCGCCCATCGTCATCGGCCGGACATAGAAGTCACCAAACTCCAGCACATACGGCACCAACACCGACGTCTGAAACGGTATCAACCGGGCGCCTAGGCTCAGGCATTGGTTAACAAAGTCGGTGCCTTGTCGAGTGCTCCCCGCACCAGCTCGATAGTCGACGAAGAAGTTCCTCATCGTAGCCGCACCGTTCCGATACTGTTTCAGATCGACACGGGCGGATAGGGCCGGTGACAGTTCGCCGAACGTAAAAGCGGTCTGGATAAGGTTTCTGGACATCAGTACAACGTAAGCATGTTACCCCAGTCGAACTGGGCCGGAGTCCATCCATAGTCGTTGGGGAAGTCAATCCCACGGATACGGATCCAATCTGGAGTAACGTCATTGACGGTCAGGCCCTCATTGCCATCAGCTTGTCTGGCAAGGACGACGTATTGATTAGCCTGTTTGACAAGGAGGTTGGCTTGCTCCTTTGAGCCGTTGAGCGCAAAGGCCAACCGGCTGGCTAGCCCAGCTACCCACGCTTGAATGAACATCCCATCCATCACGCCCGGGTCAGTGATCTGTTTCACATAGGCGAGGATGGCTTGCTCTTGATTAGTCAGGATTATCTTGGTGTCGGCGCCGCCCGTCGCTGGTTTCCCGTTGAGGATCTGATCGATCCCTACCTTGAACCGGACAGGGGGTCCATTCCAGTATTGAGGGGCTCCTCCAGTAACGGCCGTGGTAATAGGAACCCCCGACGCAAAGCCAGTTGTAAACTGCGGAACGATCCACAGCGGTCTCAAGCAGTCGCTTGGATAGGCGTACTCGTAGGTCCATGGCGGCGCTGGTGTACCCTTCTGCCAAGTGTTAGTTCCGGCTGTTGGATTCTCAGGAGTCCCCGGCGCTGCGCAGATCAGCGTCAGGGTTTGGAAGTTGGTTGCACAGTTCCACGGCGCCATGCGCAACAACTCGTCGCGCACGGGCTCGATGGATATTGTACATTGCCTCGCCTCAGGAGAGTTCTCTGAGAGTGAGGTAACCGTCGTTCTGGTCCCTAACATCTGTAGGGCACGATTGGCGATTTCGACTTCGGTGGTCATAGACCGCTCCAGATAAGAACCCACTCGATAGGTGCGGGCGAAGGTACCCTCGGGTCATCAGCCAAGGTACCAATCCAGACAGAGCCGTCTTGGTCCAGTGCCAAGAAGCACGTATGTCCAATCAACGGCTCGACCTGGAGGATCTTAGCCGGTGTCGTTGGCGGTGGAGTGGTCCCACTAGCTTTGGGATCCGTCGGAGTGACGGGTTCCACCGATGCCGGGGCTTCCGCTTGTTGAGGCTCCTGATCCATGGCTACCCTGTGATCCTGACTTGTGGACAGTGGCGTTCTGACCCGGCCCACGGCCCATGTTCTTTGGGCCGGTGGGTTGCTGGTAGTTACGCACGTCTTTTGTTTCCTTGACTCCGCCGCTGATGCTGGCTGGGCCGGTTGTGCGCTCCGGCCCGTACTCGCTTAGGATTGGTCTCGCCATTATGCTCTCCTTCCACCGACTGCGTGGGCTGGTTCTTCGGACTCAGCTGATTTTTTTTCCTCTTCCTCTTTGGCTCGGAGTTCGGCGAACTTCTTCTGCCGTTCCTCTTCCTCCTTCTTCCGCTTCTCTTCGAGCGTCTTGAGAGCCTCTTTGTTTTGCTCTACAAGCTCATCGTTGGCGAGGCCGAGTATGCCTTGGAGGTTGCCGAATTTGGCCGCCAGTTCAGCAACTTGCAGCAGCGTTGCGACTCGTTCCAGATTGAGTGCCATTAGTGTTTTCCTTGTGATCCAGAGTGATGTTGCGTGGTCTTACATTCCGGCGCTGCCAAGGTCTGACCTTGATGCAGGGACTCGGTCTTGAAAGGGATGTCTCCCTTTTCAGTGACGTGATCGCCCTGCATGTTCCCCATCTGCGCCACATAGGTGGGGTTTATCGAATGTGACTTCGGCTCGACGTGGTGGCTCTCGCTCACGTCTCTAGTTGCTCTACCTTGCTTCATTTGCTATCTCCTCTAAAGTGTTCGATACGCCTAGTGTGATCCCATTTAGTGTGTGGGTCTTTCGCCATCTCCGCTCGGACCTTAGCAAAGGTGCCGCCTTCCAGGTGGGCCTCGTTCAACAGCTGCCTGAAACGATCATCGCACCGCTCCAGCTCCCTGTTGATCCAGTTCGGTATTGGCAGGCCGCGCTGCTCATACATGTACGTGATGTCGTGGATGTCGTGCATATACATGGTGAACCGGCGCATCTTCTCATGCACCTCGGACTCGGCCTCACCAATATAGAACACCACCTTGCCAACCAGTTCACGGATAGTCTTCAACTCACGACGAATGTCGTTGAGTGCCTGTAGTTCTTCAGAATCCGCCATTCTTCATCTCTCCACCTTTGCCTTTGGGTTTCTTCTTCCGCAGGATGCCTGTCTTCGCATCCGCTTGGTTGAACTCTTTGCCAACCGACTGTGGAACGCCCACGCGTTTGGCGGCTGCCGGGTCGTGAGCGACCATTGCCATGAACCGGGCTTGTGCGGGTGATTTGCTGGGCATTAGAGGTTCTCCTCCCAACCTAACATGAAGATACCAGAGTTAGCTCCAACGTTACTGGCGTAGAACACAGGGCCACCGCCAGTGAACTCGAACGCGCTAGACACTGGACCCTGAGCAGCTTGACCAGCGCCAGCTGTGAGACCTTGGCTCAATTGTGCAGGCGGCGGATTGGTCAGTGACCCAACTGCGCCAGTGCCGCTGACTGGAGAAGCACAGCATGAGATAATGGAAGCAATACCGCTACCATTCATCCACAAGGCACCACGATAATACTTGGCATCAGATGGAACTATGTTAGTGAGCGACTGTGAGACCAACGTGGGAGTGGTCGGGCTGCCGACGGTGCCCTGAACCACCGACGGGTAGCCAGTGAGCGCACCGACGCCCGGCAGATACTCGATCCTGGCGCCACGCTGTCGAGTGCCATTGAGGTTGGTAGAAGCTGCGGCGGTCTTTAGCCTGCCTAGGCGGGCACCCGCATTGTACGTCGCCGGTAGATTGGCCTTCAACGCAGCAAACGTTGTTGCGAGGGACATGATCCACGTCGACGTTCCTGATAGAGTGCCATAGATGACCCACACATTATAGAAGGTGTTGACAGCTAGTGGACCAATGTCTAGGCCGCCGGGTCCTATGGTAGCGGTGTTGATTCCGCCGGTTGGAGTCGTCGTAAAGTAGTTCTGCCCATCGCTAACCACAACCGAACCAACGCTGCAAGTCGCTGTCGTGTTGCTAGCTACATCAATGGACAAACCACCAGCGAACGATCCAACCGGCGGCGCGGTGGCCTGAGCGCCACGCGAAAGCTCCAGATACCAAATGGCATTAGTCAATGCATCGGTGTCAATAAATGCCGAAGAGCCCACCGCAGCGACGACGCTGGCGCCGCTTGGCAGGTTCTCAAACTGATCTGCCGCGTTGATGGCGATGGTCACCGGCCCGGTCGATTGTGGCAGCACCTCGATCCAGAACCCAAACCCCGAGAAGTAGGTGTTGCCTCGGTTCAACGTCAGCGTCATCGGGCCTAGGCACTTGAACCTCTGGAGGTAGTTCGACCCCAGCACTGTGGCTGGCGCACTGACCTTGTTGATGGCAAAGATGACCCTGGCGTTGCTGGCACCATCATCTTGGAGCCCACCGCCCATGCCCTCAGTGGCTAGTCCGCCAAGGCCAAACGCGGCTCTACCAGCAGCCAGAGATGCGGCGGCGACGACCGGCTGCATCGGCCCAGAGATAACGCCGCCTGACGGTAATACACCCGTGGCCACGTTGCCTTGGCTATCAAACACCAGCGCCGAGTTAGCTCTCGATCCGGCGGCCGGTAAGGTATAGTTGAGCCCAGCTGGATCAGTCGGCGGCGCTGTTATGTTCAGCCCCGACGTATTGATAAGCTGCTGGGTCAGCATCGTCAGATAGTCGAACTCCTGCTCGACCACCGGCTGCCATAGCGTGCCCTGCGCTTGAAGAGACACCGTTTGTATATCAGGCAAAAGGCGGGTGATGGTGATGAAGTTGCCAACCGCCAATGGCACGCCGCCGGGTGCATAGGTGACCACACCGCCAACGCTCGTTGGGTTCGGTGGCACCGGCGGCAATATGTTCAGCTGATATTGCGTGTTGCCGGGACCGAAGTTGATGGTGGTCGGCGCGCCTGTTGGGTCGACCACCACCACCGACAAGAGCTGTGATGCCTGGGAGGCTGTTAGCCCTGCCGGAAACGCAAAGGCAAAGCTGAACGATGTCGTCGAGCCGTTGCCTTGATAGGTGATCTTATTGATAGTCGTCGATACGGTCATGGCCTAGCCCTTACGCCATTGGAAGCTGTATTGCGCAGGTAGTCTCTCCTCGCGTTCTTCGCGAAGTAGCTTAGCCAGCAGTGCTGCGCGACTATGGACGTTCTCTTTCTTATACATGCTCATCATGTGGCACTTAACGGTTCCTTCCCTTATTCCAAGGATGCGCCCAATCTCCTTGGTGTTACTTACGCCACTCTCTAGTACCCTCAGCACGTCCTCTTCGCGCGGTGTGAACCGCGTTGACCCCATTCTCAGTCCTTTGGGTAGTTGGGGAACAGGTACACTAGGATCGGCGTCAATACGCCCAGTATCGTAACGAGGGTACCCTCAGTAACACCGAGGTTGAAGCCGGTCCAAGTCTCAACGATGATAAGTGCGCTCATGATGAACGCTACGATAGCTTTGTTGTATGCGCCCACTGGACTCTCCTTCGATACCAGCACCCCAACTACGTCTGGTACCTTCTTAACTGCCTCGATGACTTTGGTCTCAACCTTCTGCTGTACGACGTCGATCTGCTTGCCAAGCTCTGCTTTGACTTCCTGCTGTAGCTTGCGTATGAAGTCATTGAGGTTCATGGCGCCCGACAGTTCTGGAACCCGGTAAACATCAGCTTGGTTAGTTCGCCGTGTTGTCTGTAGAGTTCCACCTGCATATCCCTCATCTCTCGCTGCGACCAGAACATCATGCCTATGACCAGCGCCATAAAGACCAACACCGTCAGCAACACCGGATGACCCTTAAGGCCCTCTACTATTGGCGTCGTGATTTTGCTGATGTCAGGCAACAACATCTCCGTTAGCTCGTCTTCCTCCTCAGGCAACAGCAGCATCTTCCACCCATTCCCAATCGACCTTGCCCTTCCCCGATATGCCAACGGCTCGGGCTAGCGCCGGTGACAAGTCTATTGCCGCGTCGTTGCTAGGGACTCGGCCAGCATTTGGGCCTCGTGGTAGCGGCGTTTGGTTCTGGTAGCAGGTGACGGCAATGGCGATGGCTGTACCATTGCAGTAAGCCTCGTCATCGACCAGCCAGGGTCCTTTATCCCTAATCTTGCCGACAGCACTCTGGCCTGTCGCT